TCTTATCTGTTCCAATAGGTCTACATTGTGCTCTGTTTTTCCGCTTTTTCTTGTCTTTAGTCTTGATACTTAGACAATTGTTGTTTTTAGTTGTGCTGGTATTTAAACCACCAATAATCTCTGTCTGAACAACAGGAAAGCTTTCATTTGTTAAAATTTTTAAAGTTTTCATTTTTGATTCCCGGGGGGATTTTTCCTGTTTTAATTGTTCAGCTCGACGAGATGATATGAAGCTAACTCCGAAACCGAGTGAACTCAGATTCCAAGAGAAATTTAAGTACAAAAATTCTTCCGAAAACTGTTCTGCTTCGTTTCCAGTATAATCTCTGATTAGACCATATTGCTTAGTCTCCAAGAAAGCTGACACTTGTTTAGACTTGATTCGCGCTCCTTTATCTTTGTAATATCTTTCATGTTGTTTTATAATATGATGATACAATGGCATATCAGATTTATTTACGAGTGATTTACTAGCTAATTTTATGGCTCTTATATAGCTGGCTTCTGTGATAGTCTTCCCTGCATTGTAAGAGACTGTACCCATTAAATTAGCTCTTGTAGCTTGTTTAGCGCAACTAATTATCTTTTTCCCTCTTTTTAAAATAACGGTTGAACAGAAATCGGCTGCATCTCCTATTATGACTTCTTTACATCTCATTCCTACACCATGTTTTTCCTGTATGTGAGCATCTCCTAACGCGAAATACTTTGATAAGACTTTCAAATAATCATCTATGTCTGCCCTTTCTATTATTTCTAACGTATCATCTCCACATTGAAAACAAGCATACTTGATTTTGGCTTCTTTTCCAATTGCATTATTAATAACAAGCATTCTAATAGTGTTTCCCCAAGTTGTACGAACTGGATGTCCTGAAAAAACTGTCCCTTTGATATAAAAACGATACTTCGTTTTTCTCTCTGGTGTTATATAGCTTACATCAGCTATGTCATTAATAATTAATTTCTTCAGTTGTTCGGTTTGAGTATGTGAATAACCAACAAGTTGACAATATTTATCGATAATAGATAAGTTTATCATTTTATCCAATTTTAAGGTTGAAACGTCCTGATGAGCATCATGCCTTGAAGAATCTCTAGACACGAATACAGGGTTTTTGAATTCGCTCAATTTTGTTTGGATTTTATTTTTCAACGTGTTTAAGTTAGTAGCATGTACATAACCATAAAGCAAGTCATCTTGATCTGATAAGAAATCTACCATTTTTTGTATGGTCAATCCAAACATAGACCCAACGGCTCTAAGCGGATATGGAGGTACGATAATTAACCTTGGTTTCAAATTTGGCTTTTCGTTTATTGGCGTGATTGTTTTTTCTCCAGTCTTGATCATAACGGTATACTTGTTTTTTATGAGTGGTGCTTGGTAAAACTCTTCATAACCTTTTTTGTATTGTGCTCTTTTTGAAGAATCTACGTGTTTGAAGAACTCATCTTCTGTCGGTATAAATTCTGATAAATCTAATTTCTTAAGTTTATTAATTACCCTTGTCAAAACGCTGTGTATAGCTGAATTATTTTCAACGAATCCTTTTCCTGGAAGTACTGTTCTACCTCCTTGACGTAAAAATATAGCATGTAACAAAGCTATCTCTGTTGGTAATACAGATTTTGGCTTCATTACATTATCTTCTTCATTTAATTGCAAAGTAAATACGTTTTCGATTTGTTTCTGATATATACACATTGTTACTTTAGTATTATCAATTGCACGATTAAGATTAGAATTCACAAGTGTTATCGGTGATTTCCAAGATTCGTAATTTATCAGTTCGTTTTTAAGTTTTAGATCAACATTACAAAATGTACCTATTATATTTGCTGTATAAAAATCCCCTGTATAAAAAATAGGCTTAATACTCAAATTGGGTTCAAAAATACTGTCTATACCAGCGATTATTCTAGTCCATAGTTTTTGCAAAATATTAGAGTTGTTTACTACATTACTCACTTTATTTAACAAAAAGAAGTTATTGACGATTTCTAAACACAATAAATAAACATCAGTATTGAGTCCAATCTCTTTAGAGACGACGACTCCTAGGTACCTTGTGACATCAGTTAGTATCATATCTCGTTTATTATCATCAAGGAAATCATGATATTTTATTCTACCTTCTCTGGTTGTATTAAAAAAGCTTTCCACTCCTGCTATAATGTTCGATTCATTTGGACCTGTCATTTGTGGTCTCCTGCTAGTCACTCTAGTGTGCATATAAAAAGCATCAAATAGGGTTTTTGCAGGTTTTGTAGATATGATAGGCCACCTAGATGTATTTTTATAAAGTCTAGGACTAAAGCTAAATGCCGTCAAAAAGACGCCAGGTGCTAACTTAATTGAATCAACATATATGGCAGATCTGTTTTCAAGGTAGATGTCTTGTATATGAAAACCGTATGTGAATGGTGACAAAGTTCCGATTGAAAATAAGTCGTTCTCGCAGTTAATACACACTTTATTACAATCAGACTTGAAGATAGTCAATCCATTTGCGGTAGTCTTGCTTTTTATTCCACTGTCAATTGGGTCCCATTCAACACATACGTTGTGATTATTAACTAAAAATTGCATTATATCAGAAATAGTTCTCTCTGAATACGAATCAGCGCGGTTCACATTGACATCATAGAGAGTTACAGTCAGGAATATTTCAAGGTTCTCTTCTACGATGTTAATACAGGGTAATATGTGTTTTCCTGCTGGTATGTTGTGGTATATATTATTATTAATATTATAAATGTACTTCGGATCTAATGATTTTTTATTTTGGTGATACTTTATAGCCTCTTCTACATTGTTAATATATCCGTTATATTCTTTGCAATGATATAAACATAGCTTTTTAGCTATTTGAGTGATGTTATCTAACTTAGGATGGGAGTCGAAGACTGTAAAGTCTTTATGGTGTAATACCATGGGCGTGCTTAGAATTTCGATTTCATCTTTTGTCAAACATAGTGATGTATGATAATATCCCTCAGAAACCTTGTGTAATATTGTGTGTTCAAATTTGGTGTCTACTGAATATAAAGCGAGTGTGAAATTAGTGCTTGGTGAATATTTAGATATTTTAAAAATCGACCTAAGTTTCACAACTCTCATAGAAATCTCTTTTATCGAGCAAGTCAAGATATCTCCTTTTGGGTTAAATATAGGTTTATATTTTGCAGGATTATCTAACAACAATTCAATTAAAGCAGCTATATCTCCACAGTTTTGTCTACTACCGTTAATGAGTAATGGATAATAATTAACACCTGTAGAACACATATTTTTGAGAAATTCAGCTACAAGGCTTATATCTGC